CGCTAAGGCCTTCTGCAAGTAACTCAACTAAACACTCTTTAACAATGCTCTTAAGCATGCTACGACTTACTTTTGCCATATTAATTAATCACCTAAAAATGTTTCTACAACTTCTGTAAATTCTGTTCTATCTATTGAAGTTAATCCTACCAATAACTTGCCTTCTATACCTGTAGGAGTAAAATATAAGTTTGTGCATCTAATCCTTAAAGGAACAGGATAAAACATTGATTGAGCATTATTATTGCCGGGTTCGGGTTTACTATTGTCTAAAAACTGAATTGTATTGTCTAAATGAATATCTTTTTTAGAAAATCCTGCTACAATACCCACATCGCTTGCAAATGTTGGAACAAATTGAATCCATTGAGATATTTTAGGAAGTTCAATAACTTTAACTTCTACACTTTCAAAATCATTGGCAATCAAATTGTCAGCTTTTCTTTCTGCTTCTTGAATACCTGCTACATTATCATTAACAAATACATCTGTAAGGACAACATTAGTATTTGTCATAGTAACAACACCATCTGTTGCTAAAGCTTCTCCAACAATAGTATTTTCAAGAACGCCTTTGTTTGCATTTCTACTAAATATAATAAATTTTGAAGTAGCATTTGCCAAATCTACTACATAAGGCACAGCACTGATTTGATATTCTGGTACAAAGTTATGTCCAACTGATCTTGGTATACTTGATATTGCCATTATTTCCACTCCAATATATCGTTAAATATTCTATCAATTCTATCAGACTTGTTAAATACTTCATTTATGAACTGCGTTGAAACCTCGCGGCCTTCTTTCATCATGAAAGCGCCAGGAGTACTTGGTTCACTTACGAAATCCCAACAAATAAGCTGAAAGTCGTCTTGCACAACCTGCGTATGACCTTCAGATCTTGTGCTACCTACACCACGAGAAGAAATACCTAAGGTGACACCACTTTCAACAAGTGATTGAAGTATTTTACCACTTGGTGTATTAAGTATCTCAACTGTCCCGTAGACAATGTTACCTTCCATATACGCTTCTTTGATGTTATGAGAAGCATTTTTAAGCTCTACAACAGAAGAGTCTGGGTGATCTAGCTCACCTAAAGCTCTGTTTTCTTGAATGAACTTTTGGTAGTTTCTAATTTCTCTTTCAAGGATAGCCTTTGGATAAACACGTCCATTTTGATTTAACGTTTCAGCCTTTTGCAATATACCTTTCATAATAAGAGGCGCGCCAGATTCTCTTTGCTCTTTTATTACTTTAGGGTCATATTCAAAATTAACCCACTCTGTAATTAAACGTTGTGTATTCACAGTATTACTCTCCTTGTATCTCTTCTTTTAACTTTTCAATAGTTAAAAACTTTTGAAGATTCTCTTTGTTAACAATGTTTACATTAGTATCCTGTATTTTAGAGAGAATTCTTGATCTTTTTTCAATTAAAATTCTATTATTACAACTCTTTAAATATGACTCGAGTACGTCTAGACAATCTGACTTTGATTTTTTAAAGGCTTCAATTAAAGCCTCCTCATTGTCATCTACATATAGTCCTATAAGACCCTGTTGACCAAAGTTAAGTGTAGACTTATATTTCTTATTAAATACTTCATTCATGAGTTGATAAGTTATTTTATCAACCTTTATAGGTTCAGAACTGGTTTTAGTGTCAACTGTCTCTGTTAACATTCCGTGTAATTTTATTTCGTACTCTGTCATTTTATCAAAATTATTCGTGCTATTTCGCCACTCATTCAGCAATGTCTGGATTGTTGCATAAGTTCTGTAACTTTCAACTTTTTCACTGAAAATAGTGCCTTTGCCAAATGTATAATTTAGGTCCTTGATAAGTAGAGACTTTTCTTTTTCAAGCCTATTACTATCAAACATATTATTACATGCTTTCCTAGCTTCACTAATAATTGAACTAGCCAATTGCTCCGGAGTGTTTTTTGTTGTAGCTAAAGCTTTAAAAAGCTTATACTCTTTATGAAGCTGACTTCCTTCACTGAAATGTTTTTTGATTATTCTTGTAGCCTTTTCAGCATTTGACTTGTCATCTTCAATAAGACTACCACAAACAAAATTAATTATTTGCTCGTAAATAATACCAACATTTCTTTTTTTATTGTGTGTTTTAGACATTTAGCCCTCGTCTTCTTCTTCAAATAATTTATCGTCTATAAGTATATCATAGTCATCACCATTAGACTCACGTAATAACTTATTTTTACTGCCAATATTTAATGTGTCTGACATATTTTCTATATCTTTAAATAATCTTGAGTTAATTTGTCTATTGATAAAGTTAGAATTGACTGTACTCTGTGGCATAACACTATCCATTAGACCTGAAGGTGAAAGCTCTTTGTTTAAATCTTTAGCCGAATATGGCTTGATTGGCTTTGTCATGTTTTGTGAAGGCGTTGTTTTTTGTATTCCTGACGCTTGAGTGCCTGTAAGTTTTCCTGTAGGATTGTGTTTAATTTTATAACTACTTCTTTTTTTGCTGACCTTATTGTTTGCTTTGATAGGGTTTGATGAATTGTCGTCATCTTCGTCTATGAGTCGTTCGATCTCTTCAAAATCTTCCTCAGACATTAATGTTCCTTTTTTAATCTCTCCTGCGAATAAGTCACCTAGACCTCCACCTGAATCTGGTGATCCTCCTGCGTCACCTTCTACGCCGCCGGATCCTCCTCCAAATATATCACCTCCAGCATCTTCTCCACCAATAGGTTCACCTCCCATACCTTGTTGTGCACTTTCTCCCTCGTCACCAAATACATTTTGAGAAGTTTCAGGAAGCTGAACTGTTTCGAGTTGCATGTCTCGAATTTTATCTTTTTCTCTTCCTTTTTCAATTCTTGCAATCTCATCATCATTAAGATCGATGATATGCTTTCTAATCCATTCACGGTCTACGAAACCTTCTGGAGCTTGTCCAGCAATTTCAAACTTTGTTCTAATTAGCTCCAGTTTTTGCTGCTGTGCAATACTTGATGGATTACTTAATTTAAGATCAAAGTCTAACAGGTTTTCTTCTGTGTACCCGTGTGTATACAAATGAATCATTGCAATCTTATTTAGCTCAGAAACAATTGTTTTTTGTATTCTCTGTATTGTTCTACTAAATCTAATGTCTTCTTGCGCAAGAGTAGCCTTTGCCCCAATGTCTTCGTCATAACCTAAATAAGCTTTAGGAATCTTAAGCGCTGCAAAAAGCTTCTTTTGAATATATTCAACGTCTTCTATTGCTGTAGTGTTTGAACCACCAGCAAGTGTATCAATTCTTGTTCCGCTCTCTCCACCTCTTACAGGTAGGAAATAGTCTTCGTCGACTGAAAGTGGGTTGTATCTTAAATCAACTTGTCCTGTTGTTTTATCGACTACTGCGTTCCTCTTAAGTGAAGTTTGTGCTTGTTCTAAGTAGTCAGCAATATTTTCAGGAGGTATGTTTCCTACATCTATATAAAAGACTCGTCTTTCTGGTGATCGAATTACACGATATACAAGCATTGCATCTTCAATTAAAATAAGCTGACGCCAAACTCTTCGTGCACCTTCTAAAACTGAAGATCCATATGGTAAAAATGCATCGTTACCAAGGAGTCTGAAGTGTGAAACTTGCCAGTTTTCTAAAACTTTGTTTCCTTGTGTAACCCATCTAAATCTTACAGCACCAGGGTCAGTTGGATCAAAGCCTTCTTCTCTTTCCATTTCTGCAATAGGAATAGGAAATGCATTAACTACTCCAAATTCTGGGTGAATATCGTTAAAAAGAAAAAAGTCTCCATACTTACAAAGATTTCTGACCCACATTGCTAAATTAAAGTCAATATTTAGTGTGTCATAAAACAGTTCATTAAGGATTTGTTTAATTTTTCTGTTTTCAGAGTAAATATGTAAAACATTGCCTTCAACATCAGGTGAGACGCATTCTTCTGAATAGATGTCAAGTGCAGACGAAATTTCAGGAGTTGCTTCCATCTCACTAAAGTCTGAATATCTTGCCATTCTATCATAAGAACCGTATGCACTTAGCGTTGCGTTATAGACATCACTATGAGCTTTCTTAAAAACTTCAAGAGAAGTCTTTGAGTGACTTGTTGATTGTAAAGCTTTAATTTTTCGCTTAACAACAGGTCCTGATCTAAATAGTTGTGTTAACTTTTTAAAAAGATTTGGATTTTTCTTGTCTGCCATTATTACTTCCTAGTTAGCCAGCTTAAGTCACCTAAAGGGTTTTTTCTGGATATGCCTTTGTCTCCTCCGAAACTCCTGTCAGGCATGTAAACGGGCATAAATGGGTTTACATGCGTCTGATTTGAGTTGTAAAACGGGGGTGATATTGTATTATCAACATTTGTATTGTTAACTTCCATGCCTCTAAGAATTGCATCTGCTTGTTGAATTTGTGTAGCTTTATATGTATCTGTATTACTCATTGCTATCCAACAACCAATTGCTAGCGACATTATTAGATCATCGTTGTAACCTTTCATAGCTCCAACTTTTTTACCATTCCAAACGAAAGTCTTAAGTTCTGAATATAACCTTCTAGACTTTGTGTCTATTTTATTGTTTCTTAATGATTCTTCAAAGTTAGCAAGAATTTTTTCTCTACTTTCTTTACTCGTAGTAAATCCTGCTTTTCCTATATTAGAACCTTCGCCATACAAATATCTATATTTTTCTTTTTCTGACGAAAAGTAAATATTCTTGTATTTAAGATCGTTTAATTTAACTAACATAGTATATCCATAAGCATTGTTTTCTGGACATATCATTGCTTCGTTAAATCTGTTAGCTATATCATAAACTACAACAGCAAATTGGTCAGGTGGTATTTTGCCTTTAAATTCAGCTGCAATTTTTAATTTATTTGTGTCAATGACATGAAATGTAGAATAGTCGCCGCTATCTCCTCGAGATATGTCCGCTGATATAATGTATTTGTGTTCTCTTATCGGATAATCCCAGTACCATATGTTTGATCCTGGGCCGCTTTTTTCCATAGGCTCTTGTGTTTGTATGCGTATATTTTCTAAAGCTTCGTTAGATAGAAACGTGTCGCCAGAAGATGAAAAGTCACAAAGAAGCTCTTGCGCAACCTGTTTCTTAGACATATTCTTGGTTTCTTTATCAAACCACTCATCAGCTCTTTCTGGATGTACATCCCACATTAGCTTAATAGGATTGAACTCGTTTTCTTTGCGATCAGCCTTCGTATATATTTCGTGGTATTGTCCTCCAACACCGTTCGGTGTCGAAAGAATAATTGCTCTACCTCCTGTTGATAGTGTTGGGTATAAACCCATCCATAACTCATCAAAGTTTCTTACAAAAGCAGCCTCATCGACAATCAGTAAAGATAATGCTTCTGATCGTCCAGCGTCTTCTGATGTTGGTACTGCTTTGATTTGTGATCCATTTGAAAACTCAACTTGTTGTTTGTTATTTGCTACTATTTGAGGAACTAATAGCCATTTTGGCATTGATTTTATATAAGTCTTTACTTTTCTTATAAAGTTTTGTGCAACTGCAAGTTTGGTTGCAATAATCAATATGTTTTTCTCTTTATAAAATGTAGCTTGCCAAACAGCGTACGCAGCTACTAGTGTTGAAAGACCTAACTGCCTAGACTTCAAAATAATATTAAATCTATGATCATTAAAGTCTTGAACACAATCGTCTTGAAAAGGAAAAGTTTTAAAAGGAATTAGACCTCTAAGT